CTACCTTTGTGTTCGTAACGTAAAATAGAATCTATAAAAGTTGTGTGTGCTTTGTTAACTTCTCTTGCCTTTGCAATCATATTAACAACAGGATGCTCATGTTCTTGTAAAAAGTTTTTTGTAAAACTAGGTGCTTGTGTTTTCTCCGTTCGTTCAAACTCTATTTTTAAATTTTCAAATACTTCTGCTATACTACTTGCCGCCCATATTTGTGGTCGTACATTAGTTTCTTTCTCTATTGCAGTTAATATATCTTGCTCTTCTTTTACTAAAGTTTTCTTAAGATTGTGTGCTGCTTCTACATCAACCCTTACACCCTTAAACCTCATGTCAACTAGACAAGGAAATAGATCTGTTTCTAAATCAAATATAGATTCTAAGTCTTGCGATATAATTTCTTTTTTCATTTCTTGCCACAAACCAAATGTAGCTTCTGCATCTCTCTCTGCATATGTTCCAACATTTAATGAAGGTAATTTATACATTTCTGATTTAGGATCGATGCCCCATTCCGCTGCTGCTTCTGCAAGTGCAGCTTCGTTTTTACCAAAACCTAGATACTTCCATGACAAACTATTAAGATCATATCTAAATCTATTTTCATCAGTCACAGCTGCAGCTATCATTGTATCTACAATTCTGCCATTAATTTTAAAACCCATAGCTCTGATCCAACACACATCGTACATTGCATTGTGAAATATTTTTGTAGAAGTTGTGTTTAAAATATCTTTGAACCATTCTAAAACTTTTTTACGATCCATGTTACCACCACCTTCGTGTGCTATTGGAAAGTATCCTTTGTAATGTGCAGTTGCTACAGCTATTCCTATAACTTCTCCATTACCTATAATTGCACCAGATCCTTTTTTAATTAAGTCTGGGTCCCTTGTCTCTAAGTCAATTGCAATCTCATCAACCTGTCTAAGGTCTGGAAACTCTGTAGGTATTACCCATTCTGTTTGTGCACTAAATACCGGTATTTTCATTTAAACCCTTCTTATTGTTGTAGTAAACCATTCCCTGTTTTTCATATTTAAGCAATCTTTTTTTCATAACTTGATTTTCTCTATAAATTTTATCTATTTTTTTACGAGCAGCTTCTAGTTTTAATCTTACTTTTAAAAATTCATTCATGATGCCACCAAATAACAAAGAACTAATATGCAAGTAAATAGACCCATGTAAAAAGGTATGTGATTATTCGGTTCCATAGTCTCTTTCTTTAATCATTTCTAAATAATGTATTGCTTTATCGATGTCTTCTACTCCGCCTTTCTTTGAGTGTCTGCATATGTACTTTATAGCCGACCCCTCTGCAAAAAGCAATTTGTTCTTGTTTATAAAATCTGCGGGTTGAATTTCCATATACAAATAATGTGTCCCTGAAACTTGTTTATGTAATGCTTTCGATGTCATAACCTCGGTCCTCCTGTTTAGCTGTCATTATATATAAATTTTGTTTCGTACGTGTAACTCCTACGTACCAAACTCTGTGTTCTTCATCTTGCTTGTCTTCACTTTTGTCAACGGCCTCTCTTATCTTTTTTGTATTATCTAAAATAATTAAAACATTTGTAGCTTCACCACCTTTAGCTGCATGTATTGTAGAAAGTTTTACTTTGGCAGGTTGACTTAATTGTTGTTCATTACGTAACATTTCTCTTATGTATAAACTTTCTTCTGGATCAGATTTAAAAACTTCGTACCACTCGTCAGTAGTTTTATAACCAAACTCTTGCAAGTCATACATTCTTTCTTCTTTTAACTCTTGATCTAGTTCTAAATATTCAAACAAGTCTTTACATTCAGACAAAGAAAGTTTGTCACCCTTAGTCCATCTCGTATAATTTTTTATTGCTGTATACAATCTTGTTTTATAACTCTTTCTACCTTTTATTTCAAAGTAAATAGCCATGTCTTTTAGTGTAGATTTTAGTTTTATTAATTTGTCATTGGTCCTAGCTAATATTAACCAGTCACTTTCATGTAGTGGTGCATCTTCTATAGATGTTATATGATCCACGGTCCCTGTTTCCGGACGAGGTGCCCATTGTTTTTTAATTCTTCTATCATCAGGTATACGATTTAATATTTGATCAGCGATCTGTTGCACTGCTTGAGGTACCCTGTAAGATTGTGGCAAAACTATGTCTTTTGCAGTCTCCTCTTGAAACCTTTGCACATCTGCACCAGCCCAACCATAAATAGCTTGATCATCATCACCGGCTAAGATAACATGTTTAGAGTTTTTCTTAAGTATATCGTACATTTTCCACTGTATTGGCGATAAATCCTGCGCTTCATCGACAAATATTACATCATATTTCGGACACAATTCTGCCACATTAAATTTTTCGATCATGTCAGTGAAGTCTACCAGCTTGTAAGAATACTTATAATTATCTACTTCGTCTTTTAGTATCTGCAACATATGTTTATCGATGTCTTCTGAGTACATGTCCGTGTTGTACTCTTCTTCAATAGTTAGATTTTTAATTCTTGCTGCATTGATTATATTAAAATACTCGCTGTCAGAATCTACAAACCCAGTTTTTTCCTGGCCGTTAGAATAAACTGTAACTTCTATGCCAAGCTGTCTACCAATATCTTCGTAGTGTTCATCTTGCATAACTTCAGATTTTTTTAATCCAAGTCTTGTAAATGCTAATGAGTGTAAAGTTCTAAAATGTTTTAAATTTTTTTTCTGTAAATTTGGATATGCATCTAACATTCTATCTACTGCTTCGTCTGCAGCTTTTTTTGTAAATGCAAAGTATCCTATCTTATCAATTGGTGTACCAAGTTTAACAAATGTTTTTACATACTTAATAAGTCTAGTTGTTTTACCTGTACCTGGAGGACCCAATATTTTTCTTATCACTACATTATCTCCGTGTTGTGTTTTAGTTTAGTGTGATTAATTTTAACATCTTCAAACTGTTCTATGTTTATTGACACTACATTCTTAGTTGGTGTATTATATTTACCTTTTTCTTTTGTTGGAAATCTTTTTTGATCTAAGAAATCTATGTCACAACTCTTGTAGTTAGTCTTCATCATAACACCTGTCTTGTCTTCACCATGTTTCCAGTTTTTAGATTTTAACTTGTCATAAAATTTATCAAACTTAAAGTATGCATAACCATCTTCTATTAATACTGTACCAGATTTAAATGATGCATCGTTCATAGCTTTAGGTCCATTTATTTTTGCATGTAATACATCGTGTAGTTTTTCTTTTGGTGATGTACCGACTGGTGGGTTAATTACTTTCTGTGTTTGGAATAACGCCTCTAATACTGTTTGATCTTCTGGTGCTTTTATAATTGGTGGTGGAAACCCTGCAGCTTTTGCTATCGAGTTTCTACGTTTACGTTGGTCTGTTACATGCTCAATAGTTCTGCAGTGTACAGTTGCTTTACCGATACCATCTGGTTTAGTTACATCAAATTCATATTCCGGATCTGGTTCTATGTCTATCTTTCTTAAGTTTGTTAATACAGGATACTGTCCTTTTGATCCTGCTAGTATTCCAAACTTCTTTTTAACACAGATACCTTTTTTACAAAAATCACTGATAGGACTTTGGTTACAAGTATAACCTTTTTCTGATCTGTTCCATGACCTTGTCTTTTGTTTTAATTTATTGTCATCCCACGCATTGGCGTGTTCTCTTGCAAAATATTTTACTGGTGCATTCTTTACTTTCTGTTCCCATGTATCTGCATACTTCATCTTTACAAACACATGGTAATTATACATAAATCTGTCCTTGCCATCAAAAGTTTCCTGGTTAGATATCTTAGAAATCAAAGCAAGACATGGTGGTCCATCTAAAAAATCTTCATCTACACCTTCCATAGATTGTTTTTCCATGTCTTCTGTAATAGTTTTTAATTCATCTTTTGTAGTTATGTTTGCATCTGCAACTTTTACAAACTGATCTAGTGTAAAAAACGTACCATCAATATTGACAGCTTTTCTTTCTCCGCCATAGTAGGGCAGGTTTATAAATTGTCCTGGTTTCAAGATCCCTGTTTCCGGATCCTTTGTTAGTTGTGTTTGTTTAGGAAATATCTCACAGTCTGGTTTAAGGTTAAATATAGGTAACAGGTTACTTAAGAATGATACAATGACTGTTGATTGTACAAACTCATTCATAAATAAATATAAATGCAACCCACCACTCTTAGACTCTATAGGTACTAAGGGTAGTTTGTATTGTTGTATAGTTTCTAAATAAAATTTTTTATCAAAGTCTTCATATTGTTTTGGGTCAACATCTATAACACCAAAGATAGCGCTACCTTTCTCATTAGTAGGTTGTATGCCAACTGATATGTTTCCTTTTAAATGTTCTTGATATATTGTGTCTGTAAATTCTTCGTAATTCCACCTGTATACAGGTTTCTTTTTACCATTATCCGGATCAATGACAGCGTTAGTCCAGTCTGCAATTCCATATGCATGCCGATAGCCATTAAATATCTTTATAAATTCTTGCATAATTATCCTGTCTACGCAGGCCACTCAGTCTCCCGATTGGCCCACGCTGTGCACATACCCCGAAGGGATTATATAATGCTGCTTTCTTTTGGTTTGTCCTCACCATGCTTTGCTTTTATTGCACCTTTAGAGATACTCTCTGAAAATGCTTTAGCTTGCTGATAAGTACTTGCCTCAGATATTGGACCAACTTTACTAACTTCCCAACCAAACCAAGTGCCTTTGTCGTTAGACATTTGAGTAGTCTTTAGTTTGTAAATGTGGCTAAAAGATGCCGGTGTATATAAACCGTTTTTACCTTTTAGTTTTATGCCAGACATCATCGAATTCCATTTTCTACTAATTTTTAATTGAGTAGATTTCATAGAGATCAATGCAGTCGTTGGACTGTCCCCTGTTATAATAACAAAATGTGATGCAGTCTTCTCAATATAATTACCATTAGGTAATCTATCTTTGTAGTTAGCATCTGGTTTTGTTGTTGACATAATATCAGACGAAGAATCATACACCGCTACTGGTGCACCAGGTCCTTCTCCTCTATCTTTCCATTCAACATACTCTAATTTATAAAATGCAGGAATGACATCTAAGCCTTTTACTCCATCGTATAAATCACCAGTTACTGAATTGAAAATCATTCCAGGTTCTGCTCCTTCGACATATTTACCATCCCTCTTATTTACTTCTGGTGATAATTGTCCTAGGATTTTAAGAAAAGGTAAGGCAAGATCTTGTTGACCTATATCTCCTAAACCTTTTGCTGCGTCTTCTTCAAACATATTTGCTGGAAGAGGAGCAGACTTTTTTTCTGTTACTTCATTCATGATTATTTGTTCCTTGTTATTTTTGTTCTGTTGCTTGTGAACAGGTTAAATAAGTCAGAAGGCATATCGAGTCCAGCCTCAACACGCTCTCTGACTAGTGCTTTAAGTGTCATTGGTTCAACCTTTAATTTCTGGACAGGTTCAAACCCTTGACCTTGCGCAAGGACAGCATATTGCTGTGCCTTGTTATCTTCGGAACGTCCAAAAGCAACGGTTACCTCATTTTTGATAAGGTCACCCAGTCCGTTCTCACGAAGCCATTTGTATGCTTCTTCCTTTTTATCTGCAGGTATAGAAGCACCATAGACAGGTTTAACTTCAACCGAAGTCCCGTCTGATAATTTTAATGTAGAGATATTCATTTCCTGCATCATCGTAGGTATTACCTCTGATGATACTAGTTCTACTTTTCTTTTCATCTCTTTGTATTCTTGTTCCTTAACTAAAAGAATCTCTTCTAGTTCTTGTAGTTTAACTACTTGATCAGATAATTTTTTGGCATCATTAACACCATCCAACTCTTCTCGTTTTTCTTGTTCAAAGTCAATCGACATTGATTTCTCCTTTCTCGTGTAAGTTTATTTTAATTGGGTAATACATTCTTTCTTGTCTATCCCATTTTAGCAAATTAAATTTGCCGTTTGTAATATCAGAAACAATAGAACATGCAATTCCAATTATTGCAGGATCACCTGTTAACAACAAATGGTCGTTCTCAGTATAATCTTTTAATAACTTTCTTAGTTTAAAAACTAATGGTCCTGGTGAAAATATTATTTGTGAAAATTCTGGAAGTAAAAATTTAAACTCACCATATTCTCTTGCACTCATAATATTTATTCTAGGAGCATTGGCTTTTGTGCCTGGTAATTCCTGAATTACGTATACTATATTTTTTCTTTCTGTCATTGACAACACATATAGGATGTTCTATATAAGATGTCAACTAGAAAGAAGAAAATAAATTATGAATTATAAATTTAAAACGAAGCCTTATGCTCATCAATTAAAAGCATTAGAGTTGTCATGGGAAAAACCTTACTTTGCCTACTTCATGGAAATGGGTACAGGTAAATCAAAAGTATTAATTGATAACATTGCAATGTTATATGATGCCGGAAAAATAAATGGTGTTTTAATTATTGCACCTAAAGGTGTTTATAAAAATTGGCACGACGGAGAAATTCCTACACACTTACCAGATCATGTAGAACACACATCAGTTTTGTGGCAAGCAATGATAAATCAAAAACAACAAAAAGAATTAGATAAACTTTTCCAACCTGGAGAAGATTTACATATTTTAATTATGAATGTAGAAGCTTTCTCTACTAAAAAAGGTGTAGAGTTTGCAGCTAAATTTTTACGTTGTCATAGAACTATGATGGCTATTGATGAGTCTACTACAATTAAAAACCCTGATGCAAAACGTACTAAACATATTTGTACATTAGGTGAGTATGCAGGATACAAAAGAATACTAACAGGTTCACCAGTAACTAAGTCTCCATTAGATTTATTCAAACAATGCGAGTTTCTTAAAAAAGAATTATTAGGACATGTCTCTTATTATACTTTTAGAACTAGATATGCTGTAATGAAAACAGCAAACTTTGGAGGTAGGTCTGTGCAAATAATAACAGGCTATCAACACTTACCAGAACTGTCAGAAAAATTAAAACCTTTCTCTTATCGTGTATTAAAAGATGATTGTTTAGATCTGCCAGAAAAAACATTTATTAAACGTTTGGTTACACTTACACCAGAGCAAAAAAAATTATACCTACAGATGAAAAATTTAGCACTTGCACAAATGGACGGCAAGATGATGACTACTGCTACAGTCATGACTCAGTTAATGAGATTGCAACAAATAACTTGTGGTCACTTTACTGCTGATGATGGAACTATAAA